AGGCTCATTGTCGGCGTTGCCATACAGGATGTCCTCGAGCTGCGCTAGTGCATCAGGATCAGCGAAGTCAGTTACGACGATCAAGTGTGATGTAGGCCGGCCGAAGGGTACTGCGACTGGTGACGTGGTGAAGTTCCACGCGAATGCCACCGGGGAAATATCGCCACCGGTCGATATGTACTGATCGCTCGACGGAGAGACTGTCGCATTGTAGACGATGTGAATCTCTCTTGTATCCCGGTAAGTGACACCGAAAGATTGACGAGACTGTGCAGTGATTCCGCTATCCAGGCCAATGCAAGGCTCGAACTCGTCAGGATACATGAAGGCGGTAATCGTTCCAGCAAACGTAGATGGAGCGAACTGATCCTTGTACTTCTGCCCATCGAAATATAGTGCTGACGGAGCAGAGTCGCCCACCTCTGAAACTGAAACCAATCCGTCCCAAGCTACCCCCGGGGAATTTTCCGGATAGAGAATTCCATTGCTAACCCCCTGAGAATATAGATGGGCGTCGATCCATTGTGCGCGCACCATCCCTCCTCAGGACGTTAGCAGCGGGATGAGTTCTGAAATATCAGGCAGTCTGGGATCATTTGAGTCATCACCATAGAGCATTGCCTCAACGGCTAGCATGCTGCCGGAGCTAACTTTTCTGGTGTCAAATATGACATGAGATGTTGGCCTGAATCCGTACCCAACTACTGGAACAGTGGTGAACGCCCACGTGTTGGTTTTGGGTGAAGGGTCATTCGTAAGTGTTGCATGGACGAAGTTTGACACTTGCGCGTTCGCGTTGTAGACGACATGCACCTTGTACGCGTAACTGGTTCCTACGGTGTCGTTCCCGACCAGTGTGCGGTACGAGAATCCGAACGTCTGTCTTGGTTGGTCCGCAGCAAATAGACCAGTAGATAGCCGGCTGCGACCAGCGCAAGGCGTGAACTCATCGGGCGACGAGAACGCTTCGATCGTTCCTGCAAAGTTCTCTCCTGTTACCAGATTGAGAATCTTCTGGCCATCGAGATAGTAGGGAGCGGCACTGCCGCCGGCGCTGGCTTCGGTTACACTGGCAAGACCAGTCCAGGGTACGGCAAGAGGAATCAGATCTCCTGTGTACAGCATCCCGCGGTCGACACCAGTGTGGAAGAGGCGTTGACCAGCGACGTCCCATGTTACTCTGGTCATGTCACCCCTTAGTTCCTAGTTCTTGACGCCTTTGAGCGTTAAGGTCCCGGTTTCGCTGAGCAACTTCTCTGCTACTCAGCTTCTTGTCTGGTGCGTTCTTGATGTTACACACCTTGATGAGCATTAGTAGGCGGTTAAGATGCCAATGCTCGCATTCGAACGGGATTCCGAGTGAGATCATCCAGTAATAGATCAGTTCAGAAGTAACAACTTCTGCGGATACTGGTGGCATTGGTTCGTTGATCCATGTCGCGGTCATCTTCGCGTTGATGTAGGCGTTGATTTCCGCGTAATGCTCTTTCGTGAAGTACTGCAAGAGCTCTTCGGGGAATTCTTCTCCGGAAAACATCATCCGGACATAATCCAGAACCTGGTCGCTAGTCTTTGCTTCGCTTCCCAGGAACGGAATTTCCCATTTCGACTCCCATTTTGACAGCGAAACCAGCGAGTGCTCCAACTCCACCATGACGAAGTTGGCAGAGACAAACTCACTGGCTCCTTCGTCAAATGCCTCGGCGGTAACGATCTTGAGCTGGAGCACCCGCTAGTTCCTTCCTGCTAGCTGACGAACGTGAACAGCCACTCCTCGACGACCGGCTTGTTGAACACGTAGCCGGCGTTGGGCGTGGCAGACACGACCTTCTTCTGTCCCGTGGTGAGCGTGACCGTGCCGGCGGTGTGCTCGACACCGTCCAGGTAGTAGGTCGTACCCGTCTGGGACGGGATGGTGATGGTGTGCGCACCATCGAAGGTGGCCGCAGTCAGCGTGATCGCCGTGATCGAGCCCGCGAACAGCGCGATGACGTCATCCGGAGACGGCAGTGACGGAGCAGTGCCCGTCGTACCGTACAGGAAGTCCTCGAGGCTGCTCAGCGCGGTCGGGTCGACGGCGGTGCTGTCGATGACCAGCAGGCAGGTCGGCTCCATGCTGGTCACGGTGACCGGCGTGCAGTCGAATGCCCACGAGAACTGCACCGACGCCGGCGAAGCGTTGACGGTGGTGAAGTCCTTCTCGGACGGTGAGGCCAGGGCCCCATACACCAGGTGAAGCTTGTAGCCGGCGTCCGAAGAGACGTCGTTCCCGATCTTCGACCGGTAGGACATCCCGAAAGTCTGCCGCGGCTGCTGGCCGACCGAGACACCAGCCGAAGGAGTGGCCGTGCCGTCACAGGCAGCGAACTCATCCGGGTAGGTGAACGCCTCGATCGTGCCAGCGAAGGTCTCCGCCGACAGCAGGTTGAGGTACTTGATGTTGTCCGCATACTGCGGGTTCGCCGCAGCGCCACCAGGCTGCTCCTTGACCGTGGTCAGGCCGTTCCAGGCGAAACCCGTGTCGTAGAGAGCGGTGGAGGGGTTCAGCGGGTAGAGCACCCCATGGTCTACGCCAGTCTCGTACCGGCGATTGCCAGTGTCGTCAAAGACAACGACTGCCATCGTTACTCCTCCTCAGAAGTACACGTCGTAGATATCGTGATTCAGGTTTTCGGTCGTGTAATGCCTGACGTACTTCGTCAATGGGAGAGCTGCGACCTTGTCGGGTATGAGGCTGTCTGGATCGGAATCCATCACGGTGACCTGATAACGCGTCGTCCTGCGATAGGGCGAGTTATCCGCGTATTCAACCGCCGCGTAATCCCGATTATAGACGATCGCTGGATAGACCATGCTGACGTTCGACGGGGGCTGGAAATATACGCTCACGCCACCTTGGAGGCCTTCAAGAACTGCCTGAAGGTCAAGCCGTGTTCCCATTCCACGGGTCTCCAATCGTCAATATGAGCCGTGGACGTTTGACCTCCACGTTAGTGATCGTCCAGCGAATGCCCTCCCACTCGACATACCGAAACTGCAAGAAGTTTGCGTAGGCATCGGCGTCGGCCACGATGCTGAATGAGTTCTCAAGTGTGAGTCTTCCATTCGCCATCGGTGGGACCAGCAAGGGCGCCTCCAGGCGTCTGGCATTCCTGATGACATCACCGTAATATGCTTTCTCGGTGACGACTTCCGTCCAGACGCCCGGAGACGTTTCCTCGTCGACTGCGTAGCCTACGGTCCCGTGGAACCGCATGCTAGTCTCCCAGAACTACCTCAGGCAGCGTCGCGGGTGAACACCCAGTTCTCGTTGGCGTCGTCCACGAAGGAGTAAGTGGACGCAGCCTTGGCCCGGATGTGCACCGAGGTGCCCGGGTCGATGGCGGTCTGGGCACCCGCGGTCAGCGCGGAGCCTTCGGAGCCGTCGGTGTCGTCCACGATCACGTAGGTCACGTGGGACGTGGTCGGGATGGTGACCACACCAGTGGAAGGCACGAAGGTCGGAGCCGTCGCGTTCGGCAGCAGGCCGCCGCCACCCGTGAACTCCATGACCGTCAGGGCGCCCTTGTACTTGGTCATGGCGCCCGACACGCGGGTCTCCATCAGGTACTTGAACTGGTTGTAGTCGATGTCGAAGAAGTCGAACATCGACACCTCGCCGCCCTTGTCGGCGCCGACGGTGTAGTCCATCAGGTTCACGATGATCCCGATGAGCCCCGCGGTCTCCTGCAGCACCTCGCAGGGGATGACCGCACTGACGCCCAGCGCCGCGGCCAGCTCCACCTTCGTCGGGTAGAGACGCCGGCCCAGGGTGTCCTTCGCCAGGAGCATCTTGGACAGGTACGGCAGCGTGGTGTACATCACCGGGTTGCCGGAACCCCGGTAGTACTGCATGCCGCTGACCACAGCGTCGACGATCTCGTCCGCCGAGGAGGAAGTGGCACTGGGGAAATCGGCCTGGACCGCGTCGGTCAGGTCGACGTTCAGCGTGGTGACGTACAGCTCGTCGTCGCCCAGGATCGGCCGCACATTGGCGGGGTTGATCTTGTCAGGGTCGTCGATGTCGCGGCCGTCGCCCACCAGGACGGCGCGGGCGAGCTCCTCGTCCAGCATGACCCGCATCTCGGTCTGCAGCCAGGACACCGTGTCGAACTCGGTGATGTCCAGGATGTCGTCCCGGTCCAGCTTCTGCTTCT